AACAGGACATGCGGCGTGCCGCCGGTATCGAAGGCGAGACTCGGCAGATCGCCCTTACCGGAGCCGTGATTGAAAATGCGGAAACTGGCATTCGACTGCGTCAGCGTCACCGGCAAGGAACCCGACGCAACGGACGTGCTGCCGTCGAAGTTCGTCACGGCGCCCGTGCTCGTCTTGTAGATGAAGTAATAGACGCCCTTGCGCTCGGTGTCGGCGTTATTGGCGCGCGTCGCGATGAAGTGAATGTCCGTTCCGACCTTCTGCGCGATCCCCCGGTACATGCGGCTGTCGCTGCCGAAGTCGACCAATGTCGTCGCCGAGCCGAACGTCACCGCACCGGCCGATGGTGTCCCGCTGCGCATGACGAGCTTGTAGTTATCACTGACTGTGCTGTCGCGAAGGAACAGATAGATCGTCGACCCGACGAGCACCGGAGACGGGTAAGTATACGATCCGGAAATGCCCGCCTGCTTCGACCATTTGCTGTGATCGTTGGCGCTGTTGGAGATCGACCATTCGACGTTGGTGTGGTGGCAACCGTAGAAACAGTAGAAGTATCCGTCCGCGTCCTGGCAGATCGCGGCGTGGCCGTGATCGTCGTCGAGCAAGGTGTAATTGCCGACGGTGTAACGCTCCGACCAGGTGTCCGTCGAGTGATCGTAAGCCGAAATATGGACGCCCTTCTGGCCGGCGCCGGCCGTGCCGTTGAACATCCATGTGACGTAGGTCAGATCCTCCGAGCTGTTATAGAATGCTGCCGGCCCGGTGACACCGGCCCACCCGCTGTAGGTCATCGGGTCGCTCGCGAACACGGATGTCAGCGGCACCCCGTCGTAACTGAATTCCCGAATCTGCCGCTCCCACGAGACGACGCCATCGCGCTCGGCCTCGATCTCGAGCCGCGCGTCGAACGTCCCTGACACGTCCGGCATCGTGAACGTGTCGTCATCGACGTTCGTTTCGGTGTGCTTTAGCGTCTCCGTATCGTCATCGTAGAAATACAGGTTGTACGTCGTGCCGGCTTCCGGCCCGATCGAGGCCGCGTCCTGATCGACAAATTCCGTGGTCTGCTGCGTCCGGTCCCGATGTGACCAGTCGACCGTGAATCCAGAGGAAACATCGCCGGCCGGAAATGCCTCGCCGTCGATGCGGATCTTCCCCGGCGGATACGGCCGGAAGATGCGCGAGTCATAGGTGAGCGTCTGCACGGATGCGAGTTCCGGCGGACTCTCCCCGGTGCTCGAAGTCGAGGTCAGCTTGTAGTTGACCGTGTCGCCGTCGAATTGCTCGACGCCGTCCCGGCCGAAGTCCTCCTCCGTGTACTCGAGGAGCCACACGTCCGTCCCGCTCGCGATGATCTGCGGCGTCGTATCCAGAATCCCGCGATTGACGCCAATGATGCCGGTCGCGAGGTTCGAGAGGTCCGTGACCTCCATCTGCTCCTCGGTGGTGCCGCCCGGCAGTATCAGTCGATCGCCGACGGCGATGGCGAGGCCGAAACTGCCGTCGCCCGTGTCGTCCACTTCGATCTCGGTATCACTGCGGATGACCCCTGCCGCCAATTGCGTCTTGAATGCGAACGGCTGCTCGTCGATCGACAGCGCGAAATCGGCCGGCGCAATGCGTGAATAGATCCCGTGGCTGTACTGCGCCGCGTTCGCAGCCTCGGCGAGCGTGTAGACGAAGCCCGAGGTGTCGGACAAGGCCGCGAAGTCGCCCGGCCCCAGATCCTGGCTGACGTCCCAGTATGTCCCCTCCATCACGTACTGATCGGCCACCGGCGCCGGATTGTCGCTCGCCGGATCCCATCCGGTCGGCTGGTCTTCCTGGTAGCTCGAGTTCGGCAGGCCGAACACGTCCTCGGCGAGCTCGGCGCGGATCTCGCCGTTATTGAGTCCGCCGTAGCTGATATCCATCACGCGGCAGACGAGGCTCGTGATTCCGAGCTTGGCCCATGACAGCTTGATCACATCGCCCGGCCGGATCGTCGCCGCCTCGCGCGTGAAGCGCACCTTGATCCGCGCCAGTGCCGCCGTGTTCGCCGTCAGGTCGCGCTGCGCGACGCGGGCCGCGAGCGCCGGATGCGAGAGCCCCGGATACTGGCGCGTCTCGGCGACGATCGAGCCCTGCGAGTTAACGCTCGCGAGATCCTGCACCGTGAGCACGGCATCTTTGGCCGTCGCCACGTCGAAATACTGGACGCTGATCTCGTTGACGATCTCGCCGGCGCCGCTGCGCTCGAAGGATTCGACGCTGATGATGCTCGACTCGTCGAACTCCTCGAACTCGTCGACGTCGTAATCGCCGCGGATGGCCTTGAGGATGAATTTCCCGGTGAACGGGTCGGCGTAATAGACCGCGCCGCAGTGATCGAGCACGGTCTGAATGAATTCCTTGACCGTAGTCTGATTGGCCCAGAAGAAACACAGACCCATTCCTTCGTCATAGAACGTGTCGGCGGCGGCGGTGAACGAGTCATCATCGATCATCGACTCCGGATAATTCATCCGCATGTACGGATTGGTCAGGCATTCGCGGATGATGTGCGCGGGATTCATGGCGTTGTACGTCGTGGTGTCGTCGCGCCACACCTCGAAGTACCAGGACATCCCGCCGGAGTTATCCTCGACCGGTGAATCGACAACGCCGAACCGGTAGCGCGTCGCACCGGTCGTCGTATACGGCATACCCGCCACGGCGGCGTCAAAGGCCGCCTGGTAGCCGTCGTAATGCGTGCCGGCCGGCCCGAGGTTCGTTCCCGTCGTTGCATCGTCCTTCACGACGTGGACGAGATACGCCGATCCGGTGCTGCCGCCGCTGTAGGCCGGCACGCCCCAGTAGGACAACCCCAAATAGGCACCGCCCTGGCTTGGGAACAGATACACGACATCATTGGTCTGAATGGCCCCGTAAACGCTCGCCTGCAGATCGTAGGCGGCGACCGCTTTCATGCCGTCCGAGGTCGTTGCGGCGTTCGTGAGCGCGTTGACGTCGAAAGATCCGTAGGTGATCAGCACCGGCGGGATCGGAATCGAGCCCTCCGGAATCGGAATGGCCGCCTTGGCCGAGTACCACTGCTCGGACTCGTCGTGCGTCGTGTAGATGCGCTCGCCGCGGAACCACCATGGCTTGATGTAGGGACTATTGGCGCTGACGCGCCCGCCCTTGAACACCACCGACACCACGCCGCGGTAGGCCGGGATCAGGTCGCTCAATTGCGTCACGAGGTAAGCGTTCTGATCCTGCGCGGCATCGCCGAGCATGAAATCGAAATAGCCCTGGATGCCGCCCTCGCGCTTGTCGCCGCCGAACAGATCCCACTGCCCGATATAACTCTCGCCGCTCGCCGCGAGCGGCCCGCGCCAGGCGACGCGCTCGCCACAAATGATCTCATCCAGCCGGTCGAGCGTGCGACAGAGGGCGAAGTGCAGCCCCATCTTGTAGCGAAATCCGACCGTGGACTTGGTATGGCCGAAGATGTTGCCGGTGCGGACCTTGATCTTCTCGGTGGTGAGGTTGCCGAACCACGCGAGCGTCGCCGCCTTGATGATGACGTGGCCGAATACCATGCCGATCGCGCGGCCCTCATCCGCCTGCGGAACGTCGAGCTTGTCGAGTCCGGCGGGTTTCGGCTGCGGTGGTTTCGGGGCGAGCGCCGCACCGATGTACGACGCTACCACCATGATGATCAGCTTTACCCACCAATACACGGCGCGCCCTCAATAGACCGGGGTTCCGAGGAAGGGGTTTTTCTTCGGCATGCCGACGAATCCGCCGTAGTTGAGCTTGTTCGCGTAGACACCGTCGCAGGTCGCCATCGTGTGATCGCAGCCCGGCAGAAGACTCACCGCACTCGTGACGATGAGTGCCGAGGAAAACCGCCTCGACAGCGTGAACACAAGACCGCTCACCGCCGTAATCAGTCGCCGCTCGGCGATTGACGGCGAGCCGGTAATGAATTCGATGTACCCGCCGGGATAGGGGTCCGTCGCGTCCTTTGACGCCGCCGTGACCGTGAGTCCATCGATCGCCGTGATCGTCGTCGCATGCGTGAATGCCGCCTTGTCGACCTTGCAATCCGCCGCATTGAAAAGCGCATACGGACAGGGGACCTGGTAGTAACGGCCGAGCCCGTTGCGATTGACCGAAATGGAGGCCGGTTCGCAGGCCATCGTCGCCGTGCTGGTATCCGCCCACGAGCAATTCAACACGCGACCGACCCATGCCACGGCGACTTCCGTATCGCCCCGGTGCAGTCGCTTGACGATGAGTCCCACCGGGTCATCCGGCGGCGAGATCCGGAACAGATCGGCCACCGAATTATTGCGCGGCAGCTTGAGCGTGATCGCGTTGCGCGGTTGCTCGACCGAGAGTGCAATCTCGGTGCGCTCGATCGATTCGCTCGTGTAGGTGTTGCTGTCGTGGACGATGTCGACCTCGGCCGAGGTGTAACGGAGCGTGACGTTCTCGAGGTAGAACTCGTAGAGTTCGACCGGGGCGCCGAGTTGCTCGCTCACCTCATGCGCGGCGTAGGTCACGACGGCACCGGCGCCTCTTGCGCAGCCACGACGACCTTAGGACCGACCACCGGCCTATGCAGCCATTCGATACGGTCCTGCGCGAGCCGCATGCGGTGCAGGGTCGTAAAGGACGCCACGTCCGCGGCCGTGACGGTCGATGGCATCGGCGTGGCGAGCGTGAGCGTTTCGATCCCGCTGCCCGGCGTGATCGTCGTCACTTGCCGCGCGATCGTCGTGCCGCTCGTGAGCCGGAAAAAGATGTCGCACTGGTCATCGGCAAACCCGACCTGCAGGCCGATCTCCCGCACGACGACGGTGCTGCTGCCTGCGGTCGCGGTGGCGGCGAGCTCGAGCGCATTGTTGAACGTCGGCACCCAGAACGCCTTTTGCCGGCCACGGAGCGCGAGGAGCTTGCGGCGCAGTGCCCACGAGTCGGCCCGCGTCAGCGGTTGCCAGGCGAGGCCGAGGGTTTCGGATGGGTGCTCGAGGGCGGTGTCCCGAAAGGGACGGGCGATCCCGTTGTCGACGGTGTTGAAGAGGTGCCGCACGTATTCCGGCAGCGCGACCTCGCCGACCTCCGGACAGTCATCGAGCAGATAGTCGCCGCGGTAGGTGCCGAAGTCGCCGGTGTCCTCGGTCGCCAGCGTGTCGGTATGGCAGAGCCATTCGACGGAGCCGGTACGATGCGGCCCCGCCGGGTGCATGGCATCAAGGCCGGTCTGGGAGTCGCACTCGAGGAGTCGCAGGACGTGGCCTTCCGGGTAGTCGAAGGCCAGCGGCGAGGAAAGGGTGAGGCCGCCCGCGCTCGAGCTCGTCACCGACAACACCTCATACGTCTCGTTGTCCTGCCAGACGCACAGATCCATCGCCGCGGTGAATTCCGGCGAGGTGTTGTCGAACGTCAATGATGTCGCCCCGGCGACCGCCGTCACGAGGCGCGGGAACGAGGACCAGTCCGGCACGTCGAAGGCGCCCGGATGCACGCCGCGCATCATCAGGCGGGCCCGTTCGTAGGCGCGCGGCGAGGAAAAGACGTACTCGTGATTGAGGCGTCGGCGCGGCGTCACGACGAGTTGGATCCGTTGTTCCTGCGAGAAGGCCCGCAGCGCATCGGTCGTGTGCTCGACGCCCTCGAGCATCGTGTCGGCCGGCTGGAACGGCCAGATCATCCGCCCACGCTCGCCGAGCGCACGCGCGTCCCGTTGCGCTCGATGAAGTTGAGCAACACCTCCTCGCCTTGGGCGGATACCAGGTAGTCGCGGATCACGCCGGAATCAAAGGCGTTGATGTTGCGCAGGTTCACTTGCGGCGCCGGCGCCGCCTGCTGCATCGGAATCACAGTCTGCCCGGTGCGCCCGCCCAGGACGATCTCGGGTCCGGACTCACCCACGACGCCGAATTGCCCCGGCGCGATGAAGCCGCCGGACTCGAAGAATCCGGAGAACCACGATTTCGCGATGTCGAACCATCCTGTCCCACTGCCGCCACTCTTGCCCGATCCGAAGATCGCCCCGGCGATGTCCGCGGCAATCGCCTGCGCGGCCATCTGCGCGAGCATCTGCGCGAAGCTGCGCAGCATGCCGTCCACGCCATCGTCGAACCCGCTGATGAGCGTATCCGCGATGATGTTCTGCGTGTTCCGTGCTGCTTCTTCCCAGAACACGTCGAGCTCGGCGCGCACCTCCGGCGGCAGGATCTTCTGCGCCGTGATCTGCACCTCCTCGAGGTATTGCTTGGCGTTCTCCGCGATGCGCTCGTTGGCCTGATCCTGACTGATGCGGCCAGTGCGCAGCAGTTCATTGATCTGCGAATCGAACTCCGTCCATTCAGCCAGCGCCTTATCCGTCGCCGTCTGCGTGGCTGCGTCCATCTCCCGGTAGAGTTCTTCCGTGGCCGAGACGGTGATCCGCGATACGGAAATCGCGATTTCCTCAAGGCCGCGCATGTAATCGTTGCTGGCCTTGCTCGCCTTCGCTGCGGCGGTTGCCGCTTCCTCGAATCCCGGC